ATGAAGCGGCGGGCAAACCCCGGGCTCAAAATCGGCAACGCCAACAGGGGCAACTGCAATCTGGTGGCAGCATTGGCAAACATGATTCTCAATCTGCTGGTACAGGCTGGCAATGGTCTCGCTCTGGGTGATCCAGTTGATTGTCTCTGGGCTTGACCAATGGGGAACATGCAAACCCGGAATGGCCTCTAGCCTTGCGGCGATAGCGTCGACGGCATCCTTAATCGTGCTCGCTGAGGCGCCCTGAATCGCCGCAATCGCAGCGGCAACCCGGTGCTCGTCTTCGGGCTCGTAGTCAATAGCAATGGTGATAAGTCTCTGCTCCATAGGGTCTCCTTATGTCTTAATAATATAATACAACAATTGCTGCTTTGGGTCATGCGTTGCGTGGGCATGCCCGCCAGCGCTGGCAATAGCGCTGATCGTGTGGCTGTGGGCCTCATTGATTCCCATGGCACTGGCGTCATCCGAGGTTCCCGTTCCGCTGGCGTGGGTGTGCGCCAGGTGAGAGACTGATCCTGTATATGACGTGCCATTGACAATGTGGTTTCTAGCGTCACCGCCCGAGGCAAGTGAGATAACGTGCGTGTGGCCGCCGCCGGAAACAGAGGAGCCAGAAAGGCGGACATTAGCCTCTGCGGAGTTGACCCCGCTCGTTACCGAATGTGTGTGCGCAGCCCCAGCGGCGTTAAACACCCCGCTTACCGTATGGTTCCCCTCCGTGACTGAGTTAGATGTTCCAGTCGTTACGACGTGGGTGTGATTTGCGGCATGGTTGTGGTAGCCCGCAGGCGTCATGCTCGTTGCGTGCGAGGAGTGTGCCCCATTAGTTGAGTGGCTAAAAGATTCGTAGAATTGCACCCCAGATGCGACTCTCCAAGTACCGGGAAGACCCTCATGGTCTGGTGCGGTGGTGAGCCCGGACGGCGCGCCGATGAGCAAATAGTCGTCGTAGTAAGGTAGATTGAACGTTGTCGTTCCATTTCCGACGCCATAATTTGTTCCAATAACTGCAAACAGATCTGCATACGTTGTCCGAGAGACCGCGTTCCCGTTGCAGAGCAGCCATCCGCTTGGAACATTGTCGTGAGAGCCAGACCATGCCGTAATCATCCCGGGCTCTCCTGAGGAGCCAGAAGCAGAGCCGCCAAGTTCTGCCCAACCCGTGCTCTTGTACACCTTAACTTTCTTAGTAGTTGAGTTGAAGTAGATTTGCGCAATGCTTGGTGCCCCCTGGTCAGTCTCTGCGACCGGAAGCCCGAGTGGTGAAACAAATGTTGCTGACATATCACGCCGCCTTAATAATATAGTGGACCATGTAGGTTTTGTATGAGTGATCTGTGTGCGTGTGCGAGCCATCGCTTGATGGTGTCGCTGTGTGGTTATGCGAGGCTGGTGATGCCGATGTAGTGTTGCCAGAGTTTGTTAGGTCAAAAACTGGGCTATGTCGGTGTGCGGCATGTGCGGACCAAGATGAGGTCGTGACGGAATGATTGTGCTGCCCGTCCTCAACGGTTGGAGCAGCATGGGTATGTGCGGTTGAGGCCCTTAGTGAGCCAGTTAAGACGGCGCTAAGGCCAACGCCGGATGCAACAGAGGCAGTGTGCGAGTGCACTTGTCCATAATTTGACGTATCTGAGAATGTATGCCCAGCAAACGTGATTGTACCTTCAGATGCGGTCGCGGAGTGGGTGTGCGAGTAGTCGTGCTCTAATTCGGTAAACGCTGTATAGGTTAGCGAGTGCGAGTGCGATGCCGCATCGCCAATATGCGTTGCTACCGAGTGCGCATCAACAGATCCTTGACGGAATGTTGCTGTGTTATCAACGTTACCAAGCAGGTCCAAACCAGCGGCGCCAACAACTTGATACCCCTGAAGGTCTGGGACGTTAAACGTTGTTGATCCATCACCCGTGCCAAATCTTGTAGAAATTACGGAAAAAAGACCAGAGTAGGTTGACCTTGAAACCGCCTGCCCCGTGCACACAAGCCAGCCAGAAGGGGTTGATGCGCCAAGCCACGGCTGAATAGATCCAACCGGCATATCAATTGACGATGAGCCGCCGAGTGACGACCACGAGGTTCCGTCATGTACACGAATAACAGCATTAACGCTGTCGTAATAAATCAACCCAGCGCCAGAATATGCAGTCTCAACATTGGCCTGCGTGGCGACTGGCAACTTGATGCTAGAAAGAATCTTGGTCATGACTTCACCAAATACCAGACTCTTGCCCTGTTGGCGGAATGGTTGCTATGGACATGTGCTGCGGTTCCGTCTGCGGCCATGGTGCCGCCGTGCGTGTGGGATGGGACGGCTCCAGATGTGTTGGTGTACGACGGGACGGTGCCGGTATATGTGTGGCTGTGACCGCCGCTTGTCGTAACCGATTCAGTTACGGTATGAGTATGAGAGTTTGCCGATGAGGAAATTCCCACTGTGTGCGTGTGGCTCGTTGCGGCGGCGGGTTCCGTTGCCGAAGTTGTGCTTACGGAAATTGTTCCTGAAGATGCCGCAAGGTTCCCCACGTCGTGCGTGTGTCCATTGCTTACGGTGGCGGCCACGTAGGTGTGCGTGTGCCCGCTTGCCGCAGTTTGACTGGAGTACGTGGCGGTTGTTGTGTGGTTTGTTGCGTGGGTATGCCCGCCCTGCGAGTCGTCGGTAAACGTGTGCGTATGTGATCCGTTGTCGGATGAATGTGAAAGGGCGGTGAAGGGGTCAGCGGTTCCGTATGTCCACACTTTCCCCCCAGCAGTATTCCCAACCGCCACCCCAACATTGGCAGACACCGCCCCAACAAGGCTAAGCCCCCTAAAGTCCGGTAGGTTAAACGTTGTTGCTCCGTCGCCGACACCAAAATACGTGCTGGTAATAGCGAACAGGTCTGCGTAGGTAGATCGAGAAACGGCAGCGCCGTCGCACAAGAGCCAACCAGTTGGCGGGGAGGAGGGGGAGCCAACCCAGGTTATGACTGATCCAGTAGGCATCTCGGTAGTTGTTGCCTCACCAAGAACGCTCCAGGAAGATGGGCCTTTGACCTTCATCTCGTTGGTGAAACTGTTGTAATAAAGGGTGCCCTCGGCCGCAGTGGGGTCTGAGTCCAATAGAGCCTGCTGAAGGGTGTTGACGAATTTAGGCATAAAAAGATTATACCCCCCTCAGCGCTTAAATCAAGCGCCCTGGGGGGTATGCTCTTTATTGATTATCCGTTTACAACGACTCGGTAGGTTCCTGCAAGGCTGATGGTGACCGTCAACGTGTCGGTTGTTGCGGTAACAACATCGGCAAACACCTGAGCGTCTGACGAGTCGTAAATGGCAACCTGCACGGCCTTGGTGCCGAGGCTGTGGGTGATGGTCTTGGACTCACCCGTAGTCCAGGTTGCGCTCGTGTTGTAGCGAAGCGCCCCACCGTAGGTTGCGCTGATCGCCGTGCCGTTCCATGTACCAGCAGAGATCGTGCCAACAGTCGTGATGCTGTCGTCACCGCTATACGTTCCGCCAGCCACTGCAGCCAGGGTTGAATTGTAGGCCTGAACGTTCGTGCCAATCGCAAGGCCAAGCGCCGTGCGCGCTGCGCCCGCGTCCGTAGCGCCGGTACCGCCGTTTGCAATGGCGATTGCGGTGCCGTTCCACGTACCTGCGGTGATTGTGCCAACCGTGACAATGCTGTCGTCGCCAGAATACGTTCCGCCTGCAACAGCAGCAAGTGTGCTGTTGTATGCCTGAACGTCCGTGCCGATTGCAAGCCCAAGGTTTGTTCGCGCGGTTGAGGCATCGCTTGCGCCAGTACCGCCGTCTGCGATGGCGATGTCCGTGCCGTTCCAGACGCCTGTTGTAATGGTCCCAACAGAGGTAAGGCTTGAGCCTGTTACGCCGCTGCCGAGGGCACTTCCGCTAAGGACTTCAGTTCCGGCAATGTAAAACTTCTTGCCAGTGAGCAAATTGAGGTGCTCGGACGAAGTCCATGCGTCGGTCGCGTCGACCCAGTTAAGAGTCTTATCGGTTGTGCCCCTGAGCGTAATACCGCCGCCATCGGCGCCGGCATCGCTTGGAGTTCCAGTTGATCCAAGTTCAATGTTCTTGTCGTCAACCGTCAGGGTTGTTGAGTTAATCGTTGTGGTAGTTCCGTTAACCGTCAGGTCACCAGAAAGCACAAGGCTTGTACCAGTTGCTGCGCCAATGTTTGGCGTAACAAGCGTTGGGGTGTTTGCAAAGACAAGTGCACCAGTGCCGGTTTCGTCAGAAATAACTCCAGCAAGTTCGCTTGAAGATGTTGCTGCAAAGTCACCCAACTTGTTGGCAGTGCTTGCCTTGCCGTTAGCAAGATCGTATGCAGCCTTTACTGCTGCAGGCGTTGCAGCCTTGCTGGTTGAAGTGCTGGTATATGAATCCTCTAGTTGTACGGCACCCTTAACAGTTGTTGAGGCGTCGGCGATGCTGATTTCTGGGGTTGTGCCGCCGGTCGAAGAAATTGCTCCAGCGCCAGTGACAGCAGTAACTGTGCCGCTACCCGTGCCAAGCGTATCCCACGCAGCGCCATCCCAGATTCTAAGCGAGTCAAGTTCCGTGTCAAAGTAAATTTGCCCCGAAACTGGGCTCTCTGGTGCGGTGGCAAGGTTCTGAATTGCCGCATTGAGCAATTGATTCTTCTGTAGGTCTACATTAGCAAGAAACTTTACTGCCATGGTGGTCTCCTAATTCAAATATGCTTGGCCGCTAAATCCAGCAGAAAACTGGATTGTTAGGGCATTATCGCTGGTGTATGTCACTTCGCCAATGACTACGGTACCTGCAGAGTCAACAACGGTAACGCTTGGTCGTCGGCCAAGGTTGTGCGTGATGGTCCACGTTGCCGATGGGCTGTTTTGATTAAACACAAAGTACTGAAACGATGATCCAACGTTAACAACAGCGGGGGCAGGTGATACGGCAGTATTAAATGGCCGAACCGATGCGGTTGTATTGGGGGCACGAACGATAGAGATCGTGCCGCCTTCATCAACAATCGAAAGTGGGCTCACTTGGTCACCTCAGCGCTTAGGAGAAAATCTCCACCCATGACTTTATCCACATACTGGCCATTAACAACCTCTAGGTCGTAGACGTATCGCCCTGCCGGAATAGCGGAGGTTACAGAGCCGTCAACCAAAATCGTGATGGTTCCGGTGGTTCCCCCAAGGGTTAGCCCGCCAGATGGGCTTGTAAGGGAAAGGTAGGCAAAGCCAGAAGACGCGCGGGGTCGAACCTGCATCCGGGCGGTGTACCCAGTCAGGTTTACGGGATTACCACTCGCGTCGTTGTACGTCACGACACGAGAAAGGCTGCTTCCCTGCTCGGTGGAGATGTCGTAATCAATAATGGCCATAAATGGCATTCTACACAAAAAACAAGATCACACAACATCGAGCGTGACTGCGTGATGTATAATAACCCCACGACATCGTCATTTAGGAGAACCAATGGGACGACCAGGAAGACTTCC